ATAAACAAAGAATATAAACCAGAGCGTGTTTGACCATTTCTATTTCTTTTTGTGACATCACTGTCGTTATACAACTTCTTAAAATTATCTCCACCTTTATCAAGAGCGTTACTCGTTGATCCCATCATACACTTACCTATAATCCTGCTACCTAACCTTAAACAAGTTTTAGTAACTCGCCAGTTGTTTAGAATATTATCAGGTCTCTCCCACTTACCACTTTCATCGTGAACTAATAAGCTAAGCTTTTCACCGTCATAGCTATTGTCACCTGTGTTTTTCCAATCAATAGTAGTGTCAAGTCCAACCAGCTCTTCCTGCTTTTCGTTTGCAGTAATTTTCCTACGCGTAAACTTACTTGCAGGAACCCTATAAGCAAGTTCACTTTTAGGTCTGTCCATACCATCTTGTATCGGTTTAAAGAAAAACGGATAGTTGATAGATATTGGAACAACTTTGTCGGTAAACATTTTTTTAGCATCTGCACCACTTTTCGATAGTATTCCATATCTAGAGTCACTCGATATAGTAGCTAAGTTAACTGTTTCTGCGCTAGACATAAAAGAAAAACCAGAACGTCTATTTTTCAAGTAGCACATACCATAGCATCTTTTATCTGCTTTGCATGCTTCCCAAAATATAAAAAACAATCTGTTTGCTTCACGAAAATCTGGAGCTCCAACATCAATTTTACTCCACTGTAGATACATATAATGACTACCTGTTATGTATGTAGGTCGACCATTGTTATTAAACCAATAACCTTCGTCTCTATACTTAAACTCTTCGTCAATAAAATCGTACCACTGCTCCTTACTTTCTTCTGGATAGTTTCTCCAGTCAAATATATTTTTGAGTTTACTTAACTCTTTCGGATATTCTAACCTTTGCCATTTGTTTCCGTCAGGCA